GGATGTAAACCAAAACAGTTTTGTAGCTAAGAAGATAGGTACATCTAATGGTGATTTTGAACTAAGGTCAAGATTTATCATGTTAGAAATGAATGAAGATGCACCTATGGATTCATTACCTTGTGGTTTCCGAGGATATGAAACAAGACAATACTCAGGAGTTAAATCACCTTTCTTAGAATATAAAACTAAATATGATACACCAGGTGAAGTTATTTGGAATCCACCATTCGGTTCTGCAACAGGTACTGATAATGAAACAAGAAGTTCAGGAGATAGAGTTAGAAGAACTTTCTTAGGTGTTTCTAATACAGTTGGAATAGATTCAGATTTCTTCCAATATAAAGGAAAACAAAACCCTACTAACTTAGCTACTGCTACTGACTCACAACCGTGGTCTTACCTCACTAAAGGTTACCACATGGATTCAGGAGCGACTGTCATCACAATATCGTCTAATTATGTTACTTCGGGTGAAACAGCTTTCGAAGTTGGAGACGCAAGTTTTGATTCAGAACCACAAGAGGGTAGTCCTTATTACAGATTAAATGCACGTAAGTTCACTGTAGCACCATCAGGAGGTTTCGATGGATGGGACATATATAGAGAATATAGAACTAATGGTGATAGATACCAATTAGGAGCGGCAGGATTTAGAAAAGGTGCAGCACCTTCAATCTCTTATCCTACGGCTACAGGTTGGGGGGCATTTAAACAAATTACGGGTCCTGACCAATTAACTTGGGCTAATACTGATTATTACGCTTACTTATGGGGTCAATATACCTTTAATAATCCTGAATCAGTTAATATAAATGTTTTTGCAACACCAAACATTGATTATGTAAATAATTCAAACTTAGTTGAGTCTGCAATTGACATGGTAGAACAAGATAGAGCGGATTCGGTTTATATTTGTACAACTCCTGATTATCAAATGTTTACACCAACATTAGGTGATTTTGATACTAACTTTATTTATCCTGAAGAAGCGGTAGATAATTTAGAAGACACAGGAATTGATTCAAACTATACCGCAACTTATTACCCATGGATTTTAACGAGAGATTCGGTAAATAATACTCAAATATATCTCCCACCAACAGGTGAAGTTGTTAGAAACTTGGCATTAACAGATAATATCGCTTTCCCTTGGTTTGCAACTGCAGGTTATACAAGAGGATTAGTTAATTCTGTTAAAGCACGTAAAAAGTTAACACAAGAAGACAGAGATACACTATATCAAGGTAGATTAAATCCAATAGCAACCTTCTCTGATGTGGGTACAGTTATTTGGGGTAATAAAACTTTACAAGTTAAGGAATCAGCACTTGATAGAATAAACGTAAGAAGATTGTTATTACAAGCTAGAAAATTAATTTCGGCAGTGGCTGTTAGGTTGTTGTTTGAACAAAATGACGAACAAGTAAGACAAGAATTCTTAGACTCAGTTAATCCAATCTTAGATAGTATTAGAAGAGATAGAGGTTTAATTGACTTTAGAGTGACAGTTTCTGGAACTCCTGAAGATTTAGACTCAAATACGTTGACGGGTAAAATTTACTTAAAACCTACAAGAGCACTTGAATTCATTGATATTGAATTCTTAATTACACCTACAGGAGCATCTTTTGAAGATATTTAATATCTGACTATTTATTAAATTGAGGGGGGAATTATCCCTCCTCTTAGCCAATTAAACGTTTAAATAAAAAAAATAATGGAATTTAAGAAAAAAACACTTAGTGAAGCTTTAGAAATTAAAGCTAATGGAAATAAGTCTTTCTCTGAAAAACCTCAAAATATTGTTATTTCTGAGAATCAGTTAGAGAGATTAATTGAAAAACTTAACACTATTAAAAAATAGAAGTATGAGTTTAAAGAAGGTTATAAGGGAGTTTTATTATGAAAAACAATTACGTGAAGGGTTTGACCCTGAAGGTAATCCTGATTTAAAGTATTATGCTTTTGATTGGGATGATAATATAGCCACTATGCCCACACAAATAATTCTCCTTTCTGATGACAATAAAGAGATTGGGATGTCTACTGAGGATTTTGCAGATTACAGGGGGATGATTGGTAAAGAACCCTTCAGTTATAAGAATGAAATGATTATTGGGTACGCAAATGACCCATATAGAAATTTTGGAGTAACAGGAGATAAAGCATTTATTATAGATTCAATGTTAGCTAAACCAGGACCATCTTGGAATGATTTTGTTGAAGCAATAAACGGAGGTTCAATTTTTTCAATTATAACGGCAAGAGGACATACACCTTCAGTGTTACGTGACGCAATTTACAATATGATAGTAACTGACCATAATGGAATAAGTAAGGAGTCTTTAATTGATAATTTAAAAAAATATCGTAATATGGTAGGTGATGAAGAAAAAGACTCGTCAATTATGATTAATGATTATTTGGACCTTAATAGATATTACCCCGTAACTTACGGTGAAGGTAACGCGGCGGACCCTGAAGAAGGGAAAATTAAAGCGTTACGTGAATTTATTTCGTATGTTAGAGATATTAGTAAAAGTATTGGTAAAAAAGCCTTTCTTAAAAATGATATAAAAAATAATTTTATACCGATGATTGGGTTTTCTGACGATGACCCAGGCAACGTAGAAAAGATTAAAGCATTTTTAGATAAAGAATATAAAGATAAACCAGTTAAAATGTATTTAACTAAAGGAGGAGATAAAAAAGAAGTATAATTATTATTATATTTTATTTGCTCTAGTAGATTACTGAAAAAAAAATAAAAGTAAATAGAAAAACTTTTAAACTGGATATTTATAATTAAATAAACTAAAGAAATATAAAACCAAAATACAATGGCAGACTTATTAATGAAAATGCCCGTTCCCTATGAACCAAAAAGGAAGAATCGATTTATACTATCGTTTCCATCATCATTGGGTATTAATTCTTGGTATGTTGAGTCTACATCAAGACCTAACATCCAAATCGGGTCAACAGAAATTCCTTTTTTAAATACATCCACATATGTGGCTGGTAGATTCGTGTGGAACACGATAAACGTTACATTCCGTGACCCAATTGGTCCATCCGCCTCACAAGCTTTAATGGAGTGGGTTAGATTACATTCAGAGTCCGTAACAGGTCGTATGGGGTATGCAGCAGGATACAAGAAAGACTTAGACTTAGAAATGTTAGACCCAACAGGAGTTGCAGTTGAAAAATGGATTCTACAAGGAACCTTCTTAACTGATGTTAATTTTGATAGTTTAGGGTATGGTGATGATGCACTTGCTACGATTACAGCGACATTACGTCCTGATAGATGTATTTTGGTATACTAATATAAAACAAGTATTGATTATAGAACAATAGATTATATATTTAAGACCATAGGAGTTATAATACTTCTATGGTTTTTTATTTTAATTAACAATTATGGACCAAGGAAAACAATACGGACAAGCTAATATGGACTTACCACACGATGTGGTACCATTACCATCGCAAGGGATATTCTACGTAAATAAGAAAAAATCTCTTAAAGTTGGGTATTTAACTGCTCAAGATGAAAATATATTATTATCATCTTCAGGGGATAAGAATTTAGTTACTACATTACTAAAGAATAAAATTTACGAACCAGACTTCAATATCAATGATATACTTGATGGAGATGCTGAAGCTATCTTAATATTTTTAAGAAACACCGCATTTGGTCCTGAATATAATTTTAAATTAAAAGACCCAAAAACTAAAAAAGATTTTGATGCGACTATTTTATTAGATGAATTAAATATCTTACAACCAAAAATTAAACCAAATAATAAAGGATTATTTGAGTTTAACCTACCAAAAACAGGTGTTAATGTAATCTGTAGACTTTTAAACGTAGGAGACACTACTGAGTTAAGTCGTTTAGACGAAAGTTACCCTGTAGGTGTCACAGTTCCAATTGTTACAAAAAGATTAGAAAAACATGTTGTATCTATTGACGGTGATGAGAACCGAGAAAAAATATCAACTTTTATAAATACGCTACCTATTATGGATTCTAAATTTATTAGGAACACAATGTCAGATTGTGAACCTAAATTAGACCTAGATAGAACTGTTATGGCCCCGTCAGGAGAAAAAGTGAATGTGCGTATCACTTTTGGGGCAGAGTTTTTTCGTCCTTTCTTCTGATTATAGGAAAGTTATGCTTGATGAGTTCTATTATCTAAGTAAACATGTAAATATGTCTTACTCAGACCTACAAATTATGCCTACATATGAGAGAAAATTCTTTATTGACAAGTTATCATCCGAATTTGCTAAAAAAAATGAGGAGATTGAAAAACAAAGACAAAAATCTAGGTAAACGATATTTATAGTAAAACTATTTTATGTTTCAATCAAATAATTCAGGTTCAGGAAGTATTAGTGATGATGTAAAAAACATCAATACTCAAATAGATTTAGCTAATATTGGACTAAAGAGTTTCACTCAAAGATTAATGGCGAGTGTAACTGATGTTAAAACGGTTATACAAGATGTTGGTGGATACAACACAAAAGCCGCTCAAGCGGTTAGAGAGTCAATAGGTCAAACTAGAATTGTTAGTGACGAAATACAGAGAATGTCCGCTAACGCCGCTAAAACAACATTAGGTATTGGTGTCACTATAGAAGATAATATTAGTTTATTTGCAGCATTGAATAATTCAATGATGAGAACAACTTTTTTTACCGATGAACAAGTTGTTAGATTTCAAGCCTTAGGTCAAATTGCTAATATGACTTCAACTGAATTAGCTACAATGGCTACTTCATTTGATACATTAGGGTATACAACAGACGAAACTCTTGACCACATGCAGAGTATGACTGAAGAAGCGAGGTCATACGGAGTAAATGTATCATCATTTATGAGTGAGGTTAACAAGAATTTAAAGTTAATGGTAACATACAACTTTAAAGATGGAGTACAAGGTCTATCAAAAATGGTTGCGGAAGCTCAAGCCTTAAGAATTGACATGAGTAAAACTGTTAGTTTTGCTGATGAGTTAATGTCACCTGAAAAAGCAATTGAAACTGCCGCAGGATTCCAAATGTTAGGAGGTGCGGTCGGAGCGTTAGGTGACCCATTCCAATTATTACATATGGCCCAAACAGATATGGAGGGTCTTCAAACAAGTCTTGTCGATATGGCAGGAGCTTCAGTAGACTTCAATAAGGAGACAGGTGAATTTAATATACCTGTTACTGAGATGTATCGACTTAGAGAGGCCGCCAAACTTGCGGGACAATCCTATCAAGAATTTTCAGAAATGGCAATTAACTCAGCTCAACGAACTGAAAAATTAAAATTACTCGATGGATTTAATACGGTACCTGAAGAACAAAAAGAATTAATTGCGAGTTTAGGTAAAATTGGTGCTAATGGGACCATGGAAATAACGATGCCTGATGGTTCAATCAAAAAAATAGGTGAAGGGTTTAATGAGTTAGTGGGAAGTGATTATGGTGAGTTACAGAGTATGTTAGATGTTAATAATATGTCTGAAATAGACATTGCAAAACAGTCTATGGGTTATCTAAATGAAATCTCGAATGCTCAATCAGTTTTAACTAATATGACTAGATTACAATTAGCTTCTGGTGATGGATTTACAGATATAGCAGGTTCACTATCAAAATCGAACTCACTAATATTAGACGCGATGAAAAAAGAAGGTGGTGAAAATTTGTCTATTCCTCAAGAATTAATTGATTTATCCGCAGCCATTAATACACAACTTAAAGTAACTCCAGAACAAGCAGAAAAAGTGGCGAAGACTACATTTCAGTTTATTAATGATACTTTTGCTATGGTAAAATTAAAATTAGGTACTTATGATTTTAACGAACAATTTGATGAGATATTTGATGGACTTAAAGAGGCGTTAGAAAAATTAAATATAAATGTACCTTCAATAAATGGTTCAAATACACCTGAAAGGGACGTTCAAACAGGTAATACACCACCGGTTATAAATGCCCCTAATAGAGATGTTGAAGTACAAGCAATAACTACACCTGATAGAGATGTTGCTGTTAATACTATTCAAACATCAAGTCTTAATGTAACTCAACCTACTAATAATGAACCAGTACAATTAGCAGTAAATGGTCAAGTAAACCTAAATATTGAAGGAATACCTACGAACTCCCCTCTAACTAAAGAACAGTTAAGTACGTTACTTGTTAATAATCCTGACGCCATGGTAAAAATAAAATCTCAATTAGAAAATAGGTTAGGTACGTTAACCGACTTTAATTTAGGCGGAGGATACGGATAAATCTACTAACTGTGGTTATATAAAATTATATATCCATCTATTTATCTAAAAAGAATATATAGATGCAAAGTCCATTATCATTTGACTCAACTGAAAACTTTAGAAGGAAGTTATTAGTTAAAAATTTAGAACCTTACAATAGTGACGGTTTTACTCCTGCTAGTCAGCCAGGTCAGAGCCAAATAGATATTAA